TTATATGGCTCTCAATAGAGGGGACATCCCAAACCTATTGCTCTCCGGCCTTCGCACAGAATTTCAGAACGGTTACGACACACCAATGCCAGACATCTACAAGCAGGTGTGTATGACAATCGATTCAAAGAAAGCTGTCGAAATCTACGGATGGCTTGGTTCTACTCCAAAAATGCGCCAGTGGATCGGCGAACGCGCTCCAAAGGGCATGTTCGAGCATAACTTCCAGCTGACAAACAAAGACTTTGAAGCAACGATTGAAGTTGATCGCAATGCGATTGATGACGATCAGTACGGCCAGATCAAGCTGCGCGCTTCACAACTCGGTATGGAGGCTCGTCGTTATTACGATGAGTATCTTGCAACCGTTATCGAAGCAGGTGGCTCTACCGCTTGTTACGACGGTCAAAACTTCTTCTCGACCACACACGCTGAAAACCTTTCCGGCACACAAAGCAATGCACCTGCTGCTGCCAGCACGTACGCTATTGCCAGCGCTGCGAATGCTCTGTCTGTCATTAAAATCGTCTCGTCTGCCATGTCGCTCTTTAAGGACGACACAGCGAAGTACGCTGGTATCACCCTGACGCACGTCATGGTGCCAACCGGTCTTGAATGGGTAATGCGCGAAGCATTCGATCCTACCTTCCGTGGTCCGGGTGAAGTCTCGGCTACGAACTGGGCAAAGGGACGTGTGCAAGTCATTGTTAATCCATTCCTGACAAATGCCGCTACCGTTGCCAACAGCAATGTGTACTGGTTAGATCTTTCCAAGCCAGTCAAGCCATTCATCTTCCAGAACCGCAAGGATCCAGAATTTGTAGCGCTTGATAAGCCAGATAATTACGAGACATTTATGCGCCGTCGTTTGTTCTACGGTGTTGATGCTCGTTTTGAAATGGGTTACGGCGACTGGAGAATGTGCTACCGCACAACAGGAGCGTAATAACTCTATAGGGGGGACTAGGTTAGTCCCTCCCATTAGGGCTATAATCTCCGCAATTATTCCCTTTCCCACTTCATGTATGAGTAAAGATTCTATCGTCATCGTTGCCCGATTAAAGGATGCCAAACATCCAGCCGGAAACCGTATCGCAGGAATGCGCAGATTTACGGAAAATTTTAGCGTCGCACTTGTGACCAAAGAACAGGCTGATGAAATAAAGAAAGATCCTTATCTGATGATTGCAACACGCAATAGCGAATCATGGCTTGCTGCATTTGGATTGGAATATACGGAGGATAACCAGAAAAAGTATGGCAACACCACACCGCCTGTCACCACTGCGACGATGGCTGAGGTTGTTTTGCCAGCTGGATTTACTGAAGAGGCGACAGTAGAAAAGGGTGGTATACAAGGAACGGACGCTGTGGAGCGCTCTGAAATAATCGCGAAGCTCGAAGCAAAGGGAAAGAAGGAGGGTAAGGATTTCAATAAAGATGCACCAATTAAAACACTTCAATCTCTTTTATAAACATAAACCATGACAGGTACCGAGCTATTTTCTATTGCAGTAGCGGTAGCATCGGCAGTCTATGCATTCACCAAGAATGCATCGAACATCAAAAACGATGTCATTAATGCATATGAGAAAAGAGTCAAACAACTGGAAGAAGTATCTGTTGTAATGCAGGATAGAATGAAAGAATTAGAGTCACAGGCGCATTCCAAAGATGAGCGCATTAAAATGATGGAAGCCGTGCTGCAAGGACGTAACCCAGAAATGGTACAGGCAATACAGCTGATGACAGCACACATGCAGACCACAACCAAGATCCTCGATAACATTGAAAGATTTATGGAAAAACTTACTCATCATTTATCCATTACATAATGGCTTACGCATCCATCCAGCAAATTAGAGACGAGGCAGGATTCACGAATAACGCAAACATTTTGAATGCGACTATCAGCGATTATCAGGTCCGCGCGTACAACGTGATAATTTCGTACGTTTCTGCCACGTACAGCCTTGCAACACTCACTGGGGCTCTCTTCACCGGATCACCAGCTGAAACGTTTCTCAAGCAGGTAGAAATCCTTCTGGCTGCTGGCTATTTACTACAAAAAGAATTTGCCGGCCAGACCAAAGGGGAGAACGAAGGGGACGGCAAAGTAAAAGCAGCAATGGACATGCTGAAAGATCTGAAATCCGGCATGATCCGCTTACTTGATATTAACGGATTACAGCTTCCAGCCAACTCACCATCATCATTAGCCGGTCAAGCTTCCCTCACTGCGCCTGCTGGCCTCACAGCTGATCCGATATCGAGTGAGCGAAAGTTTTCTGTCGATACGATATACTAGGAGTATGCAGTTAAACTTCAACATCGCTGGAGTGGAGCAGGTGAGTCGCAATTTACGTATCCTCGCAGTGGAAGTGCCAAAGCTGAATGAGGTATTTAAAAATATGCTCGATATTGTCGAGGCAAGAACTGATGCCATATTTGACGCACAAGGATCGAACGTTGAGAAAGCTGGTACATGGCCGGGTCTTGCAGAATCAACACTGAAAGCACGCAAGAATCGGTGGGGATATTACAAGCGTGCTCCAAGTCGTCCAAGCGTCATGCGATGGACAGGTAACATGCAGCAGGGACGCACGCGCAGCGTAACAAAGGATACGGCGAAGCTAACATTCACGGCGAAGCAAGCTATCTATCATCAAAATGGTAATGGAAATAGGCCGCCACAGCGTGTGATTGTGGATTTGAGTAATCCTACCATTGTTGAAATGGTCCGCACGCTACAGACGCATATACAAGAAAAAATTGGCATCTTTGGTAGACAGGTATAGAATGCTGAAGCATCTATATGGTGCGATTGGTCATGCCCTTAAGCTCATCCTCGCCTCTACAGACGACGGGTGATTGAGGGTGTCTTTTTTTTTTTTGCTCTTGTATTTACATAAAAAACCGAACCATACTATTGAAAACAACAATAACAATCACGGCTGCGCCCCTTCCTTCTTTTCTTTTTTCATTCGGGCAAAATGGACAAAATACTAACAGCAATAGTAGAGGCTTTAACTGCATTAAAGAATGATGTTACGTCCCCTGTGGCCGCAGCCAAATCAGTTTTTTATGGTGATCCAGATTCTATTCCGATGAGCGATTGCCCCGCTATCATCGCGCGTCCGGTCCGTTCGTCATGGGTACAGGGCATGAGTCGGTATGATCGTAAAGAGCATGAGGTAGAAATTGTGATTGTTGGTAACCGGAAAAACTATCGTGAAAGTATTAATGCGAATGAGCGCAAGGTGCTCAATCTAGCAACGATGATCTCCATGATGGAACAGACAGATACGGATCAGAAAACAAAGATCACGAGTATTGTAGGCAAGATGCTTTCCAACACTATTTTGCCGTATACCACAGATGGCAGTGGGGTAGCATCGATTGATATAAAGGCTACGAGTATTGATTACGTGTTTAACGCATCGCGCGGTTTTCCAACATTTGAAATCATCGGATCATTCACTGTCGTCTCGCAGGGCGACCGCGCTTATTAATTTCCCCTCTTTTTATGTACAGAGTTCGCAACATTTCCAAAGAACCTCAGGCATTCACTGGCCATCCAGAATTTGCAGTCAATGAGTCACGACCTATAACCGCAGCAGAGGCAGAAATATTTAAGCGCTCACCCTTTATGGCTGTCGAGGAAGACACAAAGCAGCCGAAAGCAAAAACTCTCAAAGCAATCGAATAGTATTTATTTATCTTTCTTTTCTTCTTTATGGCTTCTACTCGCCTAAGTTATCTGGCCGTGAAAACACAGGCCGCCGCTACACCGTTTACCGCCGTCATTCCGACGCACTTTCTTCGTTTTAAAGACGGGGATATGGAATTAGAACCAGAAAAAATCATCAATAACCCGATCCAGAATAACCGCTGGAACGCACTGAATATCGTCGAGGGAAAAGTGAAAGCAGAAGGTGGGTACAAGCTGGATGTAGATCCTAATGAAATCGTGCACTGGTTGCGCGGAGGCATGGGTACAATTACTTCTACGACAGACATATCATCTGGTACCGATGCGTCCGTATTCTCGCATCAGGTGGACGTTGCTAATACTCCTATCTATCTCACTGTCGAGCAAGGTAAAGGCAATCTCACAGACACGACGGGCAACCGTCAGAACTACCGCGTATCGCGCGCATTCGGCACGGTCGTTGATTCATGGACAATTAAAGGAGCCGATAAAGAATTGGAATTGGAAGTCAAACTGAAGGCACATGGTATTTTTGAACGTGCTAAATTACTCAACAACCAAGCATCAACAGGCAGTACTGCTACTATCTCAGTTGATCAGACAGAAGGACTCACAGCCACAGAGCCAGTGAATATTTTCGATTCCACACCGCAGAACGAAGCACGTGCACTCACAGCAGTTTCTACAAGTGCGAATACTGTGAGCGTTGCTGCCGTTACAAACAGCTATACCGTTGCTAATAATGCGCAGATCGAATTACAGCCATTAACACCAAGCTTCAGCACGGCTGCCCTGCCTTTCAGTTTTGGACACGTCAATGCATACTTTGCTGCCGATATTACAGCTGCTGCGTCTGCCACCGAAGATAACTTGGAAAACTGGGAGCTCACGTTTAGCAATAACCTTGATGCACGTTACGGATCAGCTCGCTTTGGTCCAAGCGTCGTAGCACTGCAGGGTGGTACAGCTCAGCTTAAATTCACGAAGTATTTCCAAACACGTGCTGATGCAAACTACTTCCTTAACACATCGGTTCGCGCCTGCATTCTGACAATCACTAATAACCAGATCGTGAGTGCAACAGATACAGGAAACAAGAAATATCAGATTCAATTCAAGATGCCACAATTGGTGTTTAAATCGATGCAAATGCCAACGGCAACTGATGGTGTCTATGCCTACACAATAGAGGCAGAAGTAATGTACGATACGACCGCCG